TTTTCAATCTTCATTTCTAAATCATTTAATTTATTCATAATACCATCCATTTCACCTAATTTGTTTTCTAAATTGTCTAAATGTTGGAATAGATTATCAAAATACTCTTCTTGTTTTTGTTCTACATTTTTTTGAGATTTTACTAAATCAGTAATATCCATTTCTTCAGTTTTACCTGTTGAGTCATCTTCACCCACTTTTTCCACATCAGGGTCATTTTCTAAATCAACGGGTTGAGGTCCAGCTGGAGCTGCCGGAGCCGGTGGAGTAAGATTTGGGTCTGCCGGTGCCATAGCACCCCCATCAGGTGGTAGAGCGTTTGGGTCGTCTCCCGGTGGTGGTGGTAATGTTGCGTCTTGTTCAACAATATAATTATTGATTGAGTTATATCTAGCAATTTCTTCTAAAATTCTATTGTCTATTTTTTTCATATTATCCGTTTAATAATTGTTTTACACCGGTTGTTGTTTCAACCTGTATTTTTCTATTTTGGTTCATTGTGTTGTCAACTCTTTCAATTAGACCATCTTTCATTCTAATTGTATAACAATCTCCCGAATCCAAGTCACAAACTTGTTTTGAACCGTTACCCATATCTTTTTCAGTTGTACGGGTTTTTTTACCTAAGTAATTTTCTAATAATGATTTTGTATCCATAATCTTTTTTATATATAAATATCTCTTTATTTGTAAATGTTACTGACCAAACGGTTGACTAACTAAATTCACTTTTTCATAACTTTTTGGTTTATATGGGTAATATTCTTGTGACCAAGTATATAATCCAGACTCTTTATTATTAACCGTACAAGTTAAAGGTCCTGAACCACCTGAACAACTATAAATGATTGATTGATTATTAGCGTCTAAAAATCTTGTTGAACCTAACTTATCAAAAGTAAAATTAGGGTCTTCAATTTTTAACACAACGTATTTACCGTTGGATTGTAAAATATTACGATAACTATAATCATCCCCCTGTAAATCAGTGAATATTCCTAAATTAACTATTTTAATATCGGATGGTGGTGCCGGAACATCCGCCGGTGGTGGTGTTTGTGTAAAATTGCCAGTATTTTGATTAAATAAATTAATCGATTCCGTTACCTTAGATTCCATATTTGTAATATCTGTTGGGTTCATTGTTGTATACACATTATCATTAGATATAGTCGCGTCAGAATATAATATGATAAACTTAGTTATGTCAGAAGAATTTATATCTTTTATTTGCGAAACTCTACCACTAAACCTACTAATTAAAAAATCAATATTTTGACTTAAATTTTCAAACATAACATAAGGTTTAATATTACTACTACTACCACCACAATAATATTGTTCTTTTGTGAAATATTCTTTAATTGACGCACCCCAATCACCAAATAAATCCGTACCACTATAATTATTAGATTGAGTAATTAAATTATATCCAGCATTATCACTATTCAAATACATTTTACCAAAAACAGAATATCTAATTTTTTGGTCCGTTGTTTTTGATGATATTAACTCAATAACTTCTTTATATGTTGCCGTGGTTTCTATTGATTTTTCAGGTGTAAATCTATCATATTTAGAAATTACAGGTGGACATTCTTGAGTATTTGCAGGTTTAGTAACACCTTTTTCAGTGTTATCTTTGACTATATTATCTTTTTGAACCACAACATTATCTTTTGAACCCGTTGATTTTGCCTTAGCGTCTTCGGTCCTTTTTTTATTATTTGTCTCAATTATAGTTTGTAATAACGACGTTTTTAATGATTGAATATAATTTTCAACCAAAGGTAAAGATGCGGTTGGTTGTCTGATACCTTCAAAAGTGGTTTCAAAATTACCGGGTGTTATAGTGTGATTAACTTTTTGTATCATATATGGACCACTAAACATCGGAACGTGTCTTAAATTAAAATACATAGTTGGTTGTATCATAGCGTTACCCATCATAAATACCTGACAAGCATAACTTCTATTTTTGTATAAATTATATAATGACATATTTTGAGTTGACCCCCCTCTATTCCCTGATTGATTAGCCATTTGATTTATAATCTGTAATGATTCTGCTGTTGGTAGTCCCGGGTTTTGTGATACGTTAAAACCTTTAAATATTGATTGATTTTGAGACCCAAATTCAACATTAAACCCAACAACCTTATTTGATTTATCCCAATCATTTTTACCGATTTGATTTTCATTTAATGGATTATCACTAGCACGTCTTAAATCAAAAGCATCGTCTTTAAATCTATAATCAACATTATTAATTGCAACGTGTTGACTTGGTTTACCCGCATAAAAACAAACCATTTTTGCTGATGAATTTCTATAATCAACATTCATAAAAGTACCAAACATTATATTAGCAAATTCCAAGGTACCATCAGGTTTTGGTTTTGGATTTTTAACCGCGTCTTGTACATTATAAAAATTAACATATGATGGTATATTCATTACAACAAAATTATTTGTTACCAAAATATCATTAACATATGTTAACATACTTGAAGTAACATTAATATTTGTTAAAGTATTTTTTAATTTTATAATATCAACCAACACTTTTTCACCAATATTTCTACTTGCTCTATCCAATAATAAAATATCTTCAAATAAAGTTTTAGTTTTAAAATCGTTACCGGCAATCCATTTATCGTTTGTCGCTTTAAATGATTCCCATAACTCCAATTTACTTTGAGTACTCTCTAAAACAGATTCTTTGGGTGGTTTAGGTGTTTCGCTAATCTTAGGTAATAGTGCTCTAATTTTAATCATCGCACTATCCAAAATTTTATTGTTAAAACTATCCAACGTAGTTAAATACTCATTCATCAATATGACAAACTTATCATAATTCAAAGTATTATCTTTTAATTTTTGAGTCGCATAAATTTTAATAATAGGATATAAGTTTGTAATGTTTTCAACGTCAAACGCAACATTACAATCAATAAAGAAGTCGGTAATGTAAGACCCATTATCTTTATAAACCAATTCAGGTATATTGGAAAAACCAACGTAAGTTTCTAACGCTTTCCATTCATTTGGTTTTAAAAATATAGATGTAATTAATGATGGAGAATTAGGGTTGGTACTAGGTAAAGAATTTGGTGTTACATAATTATAATAATCCCAAGTGTAAGGGCTAACTACTGGTTCAGGTCGTAAAGCGGTACGCTTTGTTGAAAAACTATAGAATAATCTTCTATCAAAATTAGACGGGTTTCCCTTTTTAAAGTATATGTCATAATTTAAAAATTGACTAATTGTGTTAGAAATATTTGTTAATTGTTTTGATTGCATATCCTCAACAGATAATGTATTACTAACACTATTGTTAGTAATTTTCATTAAACTCCTCATCAACTCTTGAAAATTTTTGAATGTTTTTTGAGAATTAATTTTATCACCATTATCTTCATCAACATATTCATACGTTGATTTAGTAAAATTTAAAAATTCTTTTTCAAATTCATCTAATGTGTCTTTACCAAAAATAGAAAACATTTCACTAATATCGGTATAATTAATATTTTCCCCATTAATAGAGAAATTTTCTTGTGGTGTTTGTCCTGGCCAAACTTCTTTTAAATATTTTGTAGGTAAAGGTTTTACTACTTTAGAATTATCAAAATACCCATAATTTGGTGCCGTCCAAAATAATCTAACCGAACCATTATACATTGATGTATTACCGGTAACCTGATAAATCATATTACCTGAATTATCAAAACATTCTGATTTTGTTTGATTTATAATACTACCATTTGATGGTAAAATAAATTGATATAAACCATAGTCAGCCGTTACAGATACAGTCCAAGGTGTTACCGAAGTTGTTTGTCCATTACCGGTTGTTTCACCAATAACATTATTTATTACCGATTCGGGTGAATAGTTCAATTTAACACCCTGATTAAGTCCCTTTTGAATATCAGAATCAGTATATCCGGTAAACACAGTAAATCCTTGATAAAAAACATTAAAATCATTAATTAGTTTAGGATAAAACCCTGTATTAATTATTGTTTCAACCGTATTACTCCCGAATGGGACTGTTGGGTAGATATTTGTTGTTTCCAAAACCATTGTCGTAGCAGAAACTTGTCCCGGAATAGTAAAATTATATGTTTTGGTTTTATTATTAGTTACAGGGTCAAAATTTTTAACATAATCAAAATTTTTCCAACAATTTGTTAATATATCATTACCGGTTTCAATATATGTTTTATAACGATTCCAAATTGACCCCATTTTTAATATCCAAGCATAAGGCATTTTATGTAAGGCAGCAAACTTATTTAGTGACGCAAAGATATAATCTAAACTCTCATCCGAATATTGAGCATCTGAACCGGTATACGATTTAAATTTTTCTCTTAACGTTGATAGTGGTAAACTATTGATAAACAAATACGCCGAACTAACAAATGGGTATTGCTCTTTATTTATTAATTTTTCAACACCCTCTTGAATTGCGTTAATAAAATAAGGTGTGTTTAATATTGATGTTGTTTGGTAATTACTCACCAAACCTGAATAGTTTAAATATTTGATATCACCCTCTGTTGGTAATTGATTTTCATATGTTCTAGTTGCGTAAAAGTTTCTAAAATCATTATTTATAACAACAGGAGTTTTGATGTTTTTATAAACAAAATTAGTTATAGGTTTTTTAACATCCTGAGATTGTGAATCACTAAAATTGCAAATAACCTTTTTATTACTATTAAACACCAAAGTTTTGGTTGTATTAAACGCTAATTTCTCATCTGTACTAATACCGTTTGACAAATTACCTTGAACCCATTTTTTATTTGTAAATGGGTATAAATCAGAAAAATCATATTTGTTTGATGATGTTGAGGTAGATACGTATGTAGAAATATCCTCTTCCTTATTTAAGGAAACTAATGGTTGAGAATTACTACTATCAATTTTACTTTGACTAATAAATTCAAAATCAGCATTTTCAACTTCATTTTTAATATAACCTGTGTTAAATGTGCCTCTAATATAATTCTGCCAACTCTGTCCCACCCCTTCATTTGAGATATGTCGTAAAACTCCCTCAAATTTACTCGCAGTAAGGTCATAATCTCTAATAATTTTAATTAAAGACGCGTCCGAATTTGACACACTATTCTTTATATTAATACTCTCACCATCCGCAATAATGTTTGACACCTTATCCAAATCGGTCGTGTTGTTTTCACTTCTATCTAATTTTGAATAATGAGATGTTAATAAAATTCTTTCATAAATTTCGTAAATATAATTAACGTCCACTTTATTAGCAAAAACATCATTACTAATTGGAAACTCAATAGCCCCCAATGATATTCGGTTTGGTTCAGTAACCGAATTTGAATTATCCGTTGTTGGTTGTGGTGGTGGTGTTTTTTGAGTTAAACCTCTAATGAACTCCTCAACAAATTCAATCTCAGGCCAAACATCATATAAATAACCTTTTGTTTGAGCAATAATATCATTATCCCCCGGATACCTCACTTCATATTTTTCTTGACCATTTTCACCGGTTGTAGCTTTAATTACTTGAGGCCAAGGGTAAATTGGTTGAGTAGAATTGCTACCCGAAGTTTGATTATCTGGATTTGCATTAGAGACCGTACTATCAAAGATTGCGTTTTTTCTAATTTTCTCATCTCTCTGAGCCCAAGCTTTAGTGTGAACATCGTCCATTAATCTTAAAAAGGCCTCACCATTGGCAAATACAACCGCAAGAACATTTCTAATATTTGGAATAAAACCAATACCATTATCCTTACTCTCTAATAATTCCGCCAAAGCTTTTGTTAATTCGTCTTGAATTATTTCCCTTTTTGTTTGAAGGTCTTTATTCATTTTATCAGTTAAATCAATAAAACTATTTTTACCTTCAAAAACAAAATACTGTGATGTTGCTTGGACACTACCACCTTTAAGTGTTATGGTTATATTATTTAATATATTTGAATTTTTTAATTCTTCACTAAATTTAGTTAAATCCTCCGGTGTTGATTGACTATTTTTTCTTTGTGCTTTATATGTTTCTTTAAGATTAAGACTATTATAATCTACACTAATTGGGAAAACTTCATACTTAACAGGGTTAGGTATTTTGCATTCTGTTTTCTTACCATTAATCTCATAACTACCATTTTCACCACAAGTCTTATTACCGTTTAACATTATGTTATACTTATCAATAATACCTTTTAAATCTGAAATAGCATTACTTTTAACTTCTAAACTTGTACCTTTTTTAAAGGTATAGACTTTTTGTTCCGTATTTAAAATATAATAATTAACAACATCCATATATTTATTAAACCAAGATGTTTGTAATGTATAAAACACATCTTTTTGATAATCTCTTAAATTATTACTATATATATCTAAATCAGTTAAAGGGTCTAAATTTTGTTTAGTGAATGACTCCAAAACATTTGTAATAAAATTCTCTATTCTATCTTTCATTTGCATAAGAGTTATCTCAGGAAAATCATCAGGAATTAATCCTTTTGATTTATATTCACTATACATTTCAACTATTTTTTGATAACCTCTTTCAACAACAACATCATTGGTTTTACTTGTACTATTTGGTCCACCATTTGTTGCCGTTATGGTAAATCTTGATTGATACATATGTGGTGTTGCCATCAAAGCCGCCATAGTGATTTCACTTAAAATAGTATATTTGTAAGTATAAAATTTTAAATCTACCACAAAATTACCCGTATCAGCGTTATAAGTTGTAGTAAAATTTTGTAACATCAATGCTAACCTAACCGCCTTACCATAATAACCTTTAATTGTTAAATGAAATAGTGGATACGGTAAATTAAAAAATGCCGCATAAGGTGAGTTATTACCACCCTCAAACAAACCTCGTCCTTTTACATCCACTAATTTAATATCAACCGTTGGCATAAAATCTAACCCTTGTCTAATTTGAATTGATGTTATACCTAATAAACCATTATCCACACTTCCGGTTTGGTTACCCGAACTTGGAGAATGTTTAATGTAATAGTCGTCACTAACATTAGGTTTAGACGGAGAATTTTTATTTGATAAATTAACAATTTCTGACTTAATACTATTTTTACCTGTAATATCGTCAGTGTAAGAATTATCCAAATATTGTTTGTCTCCCGGTTTTAAAAAATTAATTTTCGCTATTGATATTGTTTTTATCGCACTATCATTTGAGACACCCACAGCTAATTTAGTTCTTGGTAATACATTACATTCAAGATTAGCATACATTACCAAATTTTCTTGACTTACATATCTTTCACTAATAACCTTATTATCATCAATAACTTTGTTTGGGTCAATAATTGTTATGTTGTTGTAGTCAAATTCTACTAAAATATTTTCAGATTTACCTTCCATAATAAAAGAAATGATTATCTAATTCTGATTTATAATCTTGTAAAGATGTTACTAACGGAAATGGTATTGTTAAAATACTTGCATCCGGTATATTCCATTCTTCACCACCAAAATTGGGGTTTGATGCCATAATTAACCACCCAAACGTTGGTGTCCCATAATATTGTTGAGATATTTTATCCAACCTTGATTGACCAATTTTGTAAATATACCTTTTGTCCGTAGATTTACTAGGTATAGTAATGTACGGAACAATAGTTTGTTCTCCATTTAACAAAAAATCATTGTATCTATTATAATTTTGTCTATTATTCATTTTTAATTAAATTGGGTTTTATCTGTCCAAATTGTTTTATCACCACTATTACTACCTTGATACAATAATAATAAATCTGTTGTCTGTAGTTCATTTGTTGATGAATTAGGAACTGTTGTATATGTAAATTTACGTGTTTTACCTTTTTTATAAAGGTTTTCAACCGCAAGATAATCCAAATATACCTCATCCTTTTTAACGACTTTATAATATTTTTCTTCAGCGTCTAACTCTTCTTTAACTTTATCTCTAAAATTATCAACAATTTTATTATATTTTCTTTTTAAACCTGATGTGGAATTATCCATAGTATTAGTGATAACAATATCATTAAACTGATTAAACTTATCTCTATCATTAAAAATTTGAGCCATAATCATAAAAAATCGTTTATCGGGTAAATTACTAACATCAAAATTATTTGATGTTGAATTAAAACCACCAGGTTCTAAATATTCTTTTGTTATAAGTTGTTTTGTTATTAAAAAATCATTAAAACTTAAAATATTATCCCCCACTGTTTGATAATCTCTCCAAAGTTCATCATAAGTGTCTATTGGTTCAGGAACACTTAATTTACTAATTTCTGTTGTTGCGGATATATTATATACTTTAGGTTTAGAATCAATTATCACACCATCAGAAAATGTTGTTACATAATTAATTTTTCTAAATACCTGAACCATATCTACTTGTTGTTGAACAACATTACTAACAATAGAATTAACCCCCAAACTAAAATCAGTTTTATAATCAGTTATATATTTTTTTATATTTGATTTAACATCTCTAATTGTTGCTTCGTTAAAATTATCACCAAGTAAACCCACTATAATAAAATTAGTATCATTATCAATATCCTCAATTGTTTTTGTAAATAACTCATCAATTTTACTTTCAAAAACAGATTTTCCAAAAATTGGTACTAACATACTTGACGAATTTAAATTAAATTCACCATCAGTGTATAACAATTCTTTGGTTGTTAATTGCCAAATACCATCATTATACGATTTGGTCATAGTTTCCGCCTGATTTACAATATTTGTATAATACTCTTTGGTTACATCCAATAAACTATCCATAATTTTCATATAGGTAATATCACCGGTTTGACCACTCTCAACATTAACCGTTGTTTGTATTTGACCAATTGTTTCACCAGCGGTATTTGTTTGTTGGTTATCAACATTCTTTACCGTAGGTTGAGCATCTAAAATATCTTGGAAGTATTGTTTATCCAATGCCTTCCAGCTATCATCAGTCCAAGTAGACCTTTCATCATATATTTCAGTATTGGCATAATAATTAAATGATAACGCGTTTTGTAATTGTTCAACAGGTTGTTTAAGACCCATACCACCAATTAAGTCAAATGATAATGTAACGGTTGCTAACATAGGTTGTATACCAATACCTTCAGGGTTTAAATCTAAAAGTAATGGGTCATACGTGAATGATAAATTTCTAGGTATAATTTTAGTATTATAAAAATCACCAATTCTTAATACCAATATTGGTGGAGCTCCAAACGATGTATTTTGAGCATCATTTTGTCTTGGTTTTCCATCGGAACCAATTACTGGTATTGTTTCACCAGGTCTTACACACTGATTTAAAAATGTTAAACGAGAGTTTAAACCTTCCGGTGTCATAGAGTGAAACGCAGGATTAAAATATTTAATTTTTTCCTGAATTGAGTCATATACCATGGGAGCGTCTTCCTTAATAACATCAAAATAATCACATTCAGAAAATAAATTTCTTAATATTTGTTTACTTATACCGTCTTTTAATTTTTTCTCAATAGTAACTATTGGTTCCGGTTTCTTTGGTTCCGGTTTTTTTTCTACCGGAGCGTTAACAACTACATCAGGTTTTTCAACATTAGGTACAATTGGTTTATCAATAGCTGTTACATCGACCTTTATAACAACTCTCCTACAAGCCATAGCATCAACTGAGTATTTTTGAGCGTCTTTATTTTTATCACTACCATTTTTATCTACAATATCTTTAGTGCAGTTGACTGAGGCTCCAGAACCTTTCGATGTTCTTGGTATTGCGGTTTCATCCTCACCCACAGTTTCCGGTTTTGAAAAAGTTAAAGTTTTATCAACAAATTTATCTAATTTAGTTGTTTTGAAATATTCTTTAACAGAATTTGCTCTTCTTTCTGACAATTTCTTATTATATGTTTTATTTGCAGGTGCTGAAGCCGCCGCTCTTAATGAAATTTTAATAGTTCCAGTTTCCTCACTTAAAATTTTAAAAGCATCCTCAATAAAGCTATTATTTATAAAATTAAAATTATCAATTATAACATTTTCAAAAAATTCTTTTACATTTAAATTAGTGCTCATTAATGGAAATGTTTTATTAGAAATTGCAACATATTGGTCTTGATTCACACTACTAATGTATGTATCATAATCAGATTTATATGTTGAATTTGGGATTGGATTAGTTCTATTAGAAGGTCCGGGAATATCATTATCAAAATAAAACCCATAATTATCATATTTTGAACCTAAATCAATATTATTATCATTATTTGTTTGTGGAACACTACTATCGGGGCCAGATTTAACTATTGCATTTCCTTTAGGTAAATTTTGACTAACAGTTTTAATGTCCTCAGTACTAACTTTAGGGTTTGTTAAAATTTCTTGATAAGTATATAAATCTCTTGTTGGAACCGTATTAAATTTTTTAGCCAATTCGTAAATATCATATTTAACACATCCCGCAAAAAATGAGTCTAATATAGAGTTCATCCTATCTTTATTAGCGCCTTTTAATTGTTTATCAACTATGGTATTAACAACTGATGGATGGTCAACAATAATTTTCCAACTTAATGTGCCTGTTCTTTTAGTATCTTTATACGTATATATCGGTTCCGGTCTACCTAAAAACGATGTTTCAGACCAATTTGCAGTACTAGTATCATTAAATTTTAAATCATAAGGGGGAAACCACATAACTCTACCCCCATTTGGACCTTTCTCACAAACAGGTAAATCATCATAAGTATAACCTTGTTTTGTTGATGTTCTCCAAGCCAAATTCTCAATCGAAAACATATATTTTTTAGCGTAACCCCCAATTCCATTAGGACCATTTGCAACTATGTTTGTTGACCCCGGATTTCTTGTAGGAGAAATATTTAAATTAAATGTATTATCTAATACGGAACTCGTAAATCTTCTTCCGGATGTGGTTATTCCATCTGTTTTTTGTAAGTCGGCATAAGTGTAATAAGGTGTGTCTTTGGTGAATATTCTACAATATTCAATACCAGCCTCACCTCCGGTTGTTTGGTCTTTATAAGACACTACTTGAGAGCCTTTAGTTATTTCTTTATATCCATCGTGAAACACTTTACTAACTTGGTTAATTGCATTACCAACGTGTTTTAATCTTGTAATGCCTTGAACGTTATCAGCCGAATTAACTAATCTTTGTGTTTGGTCAAGAATTGACGTTTGTTTAAATGTAAAATTAGTAGATTCATCACGAGTATAATTACTACTAATTAAATTAAATTCAGGGTCAGCAGAACCTGAACCACCCCCCGGTGTTGCACTAAATCCCGCATTTGCTTTATATTTTGGTGAAGTCCAAACAAATTGACCGACAATACCTCCACCATCAGTCAATGATTTAGCTGCCAAACCAAAGTTAAGTGTATCTTGGTTACCCTCAAATAAAATACCCATTTCAGAAGGCCCATATACCGGTGATTGTTCTTGTTGCCCAAAAGCGTTAACAGGAACTTGATTTGGTGGTGAAGTTATTGTAGATGGTTCAGAGTTTCTACTACCAACATAATAACCACCAACTAAGGTTCCATTATCAGGATTTATTAAACTAAGAATAGCTTGTCCAATACCTAATAACCCACCAAAATTTTTATCATAACTTGGTTGATAACGATTATAATTAAGATTTCTAAATAAAACAGACCTTTGCCCATTTCCGGTATTTGCTAAAAATATTTCAGAAGGATTTCTTTTAACATTTAAAATTGGACCTAAAAACCCACCTGTTAATTGATTAACGACGTTTAACGCATTTGATGTTTGTTGTGTTTGACTATTTCTTGTATTATCTGTAAAATAATCACCAGGGATTGGTGAAACAGGCCAATACGCACCACCTAATCTAGTAATTAAATCTGCCGCAGCGAGAATTGGACCCTCAGGTGATGTAATCTTCCAATTTCTATATATTAAAGGTTCTTGTCCCGATATAATTAAACTAGCCTCAAAAGGGTCCGATAATGATTCTAAATTAACTTGACCAACAGTATTTATGTAAATTTGTCTTGCAATTCTATCTTGGAATAATTGATTTAAAAATGTTGCCCCTAATCTAGTCAAGTACGAATCCTGAGATAATGAACCATCACTCCCTGTTGGATTTGATGATAATAAAATCTCATATGGAGAATATGATGAGGGAACAAAAGTTGTTGGTAAATATGGTTGATGTATTGGTTGCCCCAATATTTGAGTAGTAACCCCGTACATATCGTTAAATCCACCAACTGGTCCATAGTAATTATCAATATACGCCGCATCAATAAAAAATTCATTTACAATATCTAATACAGTATCATTAGGGCTATATTCTCCTTGATTTGACGTAACCGGAAGTGGGGGGTTATTATAATTTATATTTAAATCATACCCACCATCCGGCCCATATTCATTCAAAGGATATAATTTATTCGAGAATAGACCATCTGTCATTAATTCATCAGGGGAATTTATAACATTAAAATTACTTAAACTAATCTCACTATTAATATTAGACCCCGGTGGTGTGTAAACTCCGGTAACACTATACGGTGTTAAGTTTCTTGCTAATAAAACATCTCTAAACGAAGATGAGGATGTAAACGATAATGTACTATTTGACATATTTTTATTATTTAATTATAAATAGATAAATTATCTATTTTAAGAGTATTGTAAATTTCCTGAATTCATTAATTGTTGTTTATTAGGGTTGGATGTTGTTAATCCCCCATTAGTAAATGCCTCTTTAACCGCAACACCTAAAGCTTGTGAAACACCGGTGTCATTAAACATTGCGATGACTTGGTCTGTATTAACATTACTAGGTGCTGTTATATTAATATTTAATGTATGTGTTAAATCTACAGTAGAATTAGTTGATGATGGTGGTGTAGATGTATTATTTGACCCAGTGAGTTTAGATAAAACATCACTACCTTTTGTAAATGCAGCAAAAGTGTCTTCCGGTAATAATTGAATATCTTGACCCGGCATTTTTAAAACGTCTTTGGCTTGAACAAGTGGATTACCAATATTCATCTTATCAAGTATTTGTTGAAGACCATTACTTAATAATGGCATTTTTTGAGTTAGTTTATCCATAGCCTCAGCAAAATTTGTTGTAGAAGACATAAGAGCTTTTGACGTACCCATCAAAAAATCACTAATAGAATTACCACCAGCAACTGTTTCGTCAAGATTTTTACCCATCTTATTAGCTTTTAAATTTGGGTCTAAAGAATCATTTATTGCCGGCATAACCCCTTTTGCTAATGTCAATAATTCGTCACCGGTATATGATTTAGCCAAAGCTGTTGCCGGAGTTGAAACAAGTTTTGCGATACCTCCCGCAATTGTTTGTAGAGCCGATAATTGTTGTTTAGCTAACTCCTCCATAGTTAGTGGACCTTTTTCAGCGGCTTCTTTAAGTTTTGCAAAATCTTCAGGTGTAAGTTGGTCAACATCTTTAGTTTCATCACCAATAGTAACTTGATATTTTCCACCCGTACCCATTTCCGCCATATTAGCAATAAGTTTTCTATCTTCCTCACTACTAAAATCTTTTGGAAAACTTATTTCTTTCAATTTCTTATCTAAATCCGCTCCCGCTAAAGCCATTTTAGTTAATTCGGTATAGGGCATCCCCATCGCTTTAGCAATTTCTTGCATTTGACGTTTACCACCCTTCATAATTTCAAACCCAGAACCATCCTCTTTTAATTTTACAAATTGTTTACTCATTTGAGCAATTTGATTTTGTAATTCCGCTGGGTCATTTTGTGATAAATCCAATAATTTTAATGGGTCTAATAAATCACCTTGGGTAACACCTAATCTTTGTAAAGCCGCTGCTGTTTCAATAGCCCCTTCAGGGTTATACACTTTTTCTGCAAAATCTAATGTTGATTTCATATCAATTCTTAACATACTCGCTTGGGCCGCCATTTTAGCTAAACCTGAAACACCCCCTTCAAAATTGAATTGGTTAAGGTATTTCATATTATCTAAAACTTTACCTGATACTGCCTGAGCATTAACCCCGGATTCACGAGAAATATCTACAACTTTTTTCATTTCAGACGCAGTGTTATAAGCCGATACACCAACATCCGCCATACCACTAACCATTTTAGTAACTTCTTGACCGGTAACTTTAAATGACGCGTATAAGTCTTTAGCACCATTGGCACTTAGTGTTACCGCTCTACCTAAACTTTCGGCAACACTTTTTTGTAAGTTCTCAACATCTTGGAGAGTACCCCCCATATCTTGTATAGCATCCAACGATAAAGCCATTGCCGCTCTCATTGACTGAGCCATTTTTTCGGTCATACCGAATTGGGCTAACATTTTACTACTTAAATTATCTATATCAAGTACTAATTGTGTTTGTGCTGCGGTAAAATCTTTTATCCCTTTTGCCATAATAAAAATGTGTTTATAAATAAATACACCAAAGAGTAGTTTTAAATTACGTCTTTGGTGTATTATCTTCGATTATCCGGTCTACAAGATATTTTCTTACATACGTCGGCATTATATTAAAATCTGAATATGAAAGTCTAATATAACGAGCTAAAAAATAATACTCCTCAATTAGACCTTGTCTATGATTAGAAGAAAGGGCGAAAAAAGTCCACCCCAAAGGTTATCTCGAAAGATACCAGTTCTCCTGAAGGGGCGATTACTTGTCTACTTAAATCTAATGATGGTTCATTATCTCTTAAAAATTGTCTTATGTATTTTGAATCACTAATTGGTAATGTCTCAACATAAGCCGCGATTTTACCTTTATCGGTATCCCCATCAAATTCAACGATATGTTGATTTAATTTCCAAGTCACCCTCGGTGCTTGTCTTCCGGCAGGATATTGATTAACCATTCTATCCAATTCTACCGTATCAAAAAATGTGGTAGGTCTTAATTTAACGGTTTTACCACTTTTTGGTAATGTCGTTGTAAATAAACCATTTTCATCAGGTTTTATAGTTGTTTGTTTAATATTTAATTCATCTAATAAAATTGTAGCAACAAATGATTTATCAGTTTTAGGGTCAATTAAATTTAATTTATATTCGGTTCCAAATGACGTATTTCTTAAGAATATTAAAATAGCTTCAACATCACCATTTAATAATTCTTCGGGTCTTAAATCATGCTCATATATTTTATTTCTTAATAATGATAAAATAATGTTTTCACCACTAATACCTGAACCAACTAAATAATTTTCATCATTAGCCGTTAAATAACCAACTTTAACCGATTTCTTTTTTGATTGATAAAATATACCGCCAGTAGGTAATTGAACAACATCGTGAGGTAAGTTAAAACCTTGTGTTGCAGCATCCATAATATTTTGTTCCATAATAATTTGTTTTTTATAATAAATAATAGGTAATGTTTTTTTTATATAAATAAAAAAACCCACTAACGTGGGTTTTAATTATGATAACGATAAAAGACATATTTTTTTTTGAATTATTAAATTTTCAACAAATTTAAGTCTATCAATAAATAATGTATCTTCATTCATATGTATAGTTAATCTTTTAATTCTTTGATAAACTTTAGGTTTATTAATTGAAACCCAAGTTTCATTAGATAATGTTGGTGAATTATAAATGTCTATTGCGGTTAACATTTTATATTTTTTAGTAAACTAAAACACATCTATCCATACGTAATGATGTATTGATTGTTGCAATTTTATCATCACTATAACTTAATGAACCAAAATCAGATGTTGTAATAAATGTTCCTTCTAAAATCCATTTTTCCACAACAACACCGGTTGGGTCTAACATCTCAAGGTCAACATTTTTTTTGTAACCCGCAGCATATCCCATACGACCTGTAACTGATTCAGCACATAGACGTATCCATTCCATTAAAGCTTGTGACGCAGACGGCCCAATTGGGTCTCTGAAAGTTACAGCTAATTCGTTCCAAACAAAACGTCCCGCAACATATGTTGAAGTATTTAAGAATGGTATTTCAGTTGCGTTAATTTTAATACTTGGTCTTTTAGCCGTTTCAACAAACCATTCATTAATCCCTAATGTTGATGGAAATCGCATAATAAAACGATTATTTCTTTTTGGTTCATACGGTATGGGCATTTTCATTAATAAATCAGCCATTGTTCTATTTGTTTTTAAATTTTATTTTTTTATCTTGTTTATTATAAATATGTTCTATTTAATTTTTTCTCTTGACTTTTAGAATTAAATTTTTTATCATTCTAGAAATCCTAGTTATTATAATAAATTATTTAATAGTTTTTATTTATAATAATTATTTTAATATTCTTTTTTAATACCTCCTTTTGTTGAATATGTTTTTATAATATTCTCTGGGTCATCTTTAAAATGTTTTTTAACACTTTCTACATTTTTTAAGTCATCATCTGAAAAACCTATTTTTGGTACAAAATAATTACTTATTTTATTTTTTAAGAAAGCCTTTTTCTGAATATGGTTGGACATTTCCTTAACATAATTAACAAACTCGTTTAACGCTTCTATTTTTAATTCTTCTACTTCAGCAGCCGAACCCTTTCCGTAAGTAACCGGATAAAATTTACATAAATCTAAATATTCACGAATCATTTCTCTCTTAGATACTGTTCCTTCGTCATTTAAATCTCTATATTTTTCTAAATTCTTAACTAATTCGTTAGAATTAATACCGTTGGTATTTGAAACAATATAGTTATAAACACCTTCTTTTAATACCGATGGGGTATGTCCTCGAGCAGTCACAATTGAAAAAATTGAACCGTTATTAATTGCCTCAACAAAGTCAGGCCAAGCCGCAGCTGGTTTAGCCCTCATAGCGTCGATTATAAATTGTTTATCTCCTTTTACCCCAAAATATTTATAAGGGTCACTAGAAAAACCAACTATTGTGTGTCCATCAAATTCAAAAGGTTCTTTACCTATTTGTTCTCTATAAGTTGCAAAATCTTCTGTAGACATTCCAACAACATCACCATCTTCATCATCAACCAAAATTTTTGTCGGCATCGTTACAATATTATCGTCCCAATCAAAAGCATAATATTTTTCATCAGGAGCTCCAAACTCATCAATTCCTTCGAGTATTTTATTTTTTAACATAATTTTATATTAAGGCTTATTATGACCCACTATTACAATGGGTCATAATTTTTTTATTATATATTCTCGAAAGAAGCTCCGGTTGGAGTAATATAGAACGTAATGTCTATAAATTCTAACGATTTGGTTGGTTTGATATAAATCTTACCAGTCATTTGATTTCTATCTAAATCAGCAGTGTCTGATGATACTGTAACTCGGAAATCATATAAACCTCTGTCTCTTCTGATTGCATCCAAGATAGGGTTAACCGCGTCTAAGAAGTCTTGTCTTACTTTTTGGTCGTTTTGTTCAAACAATAATCTTACAGATACCGCTGAAATTAATTTACGAGCTTGAAGTAATAATCTTCTTACATTTATTCTATCAAGTGCTGATTGAGCTACTTGTAGAGTTTTATTACCCCAAATTACTGTTCCGACATCAGAGAAAGTTGCAATTGGATTAAGACGACCTTGATAAAGTGTGTCTCTATCTTCTTGAGTAAGTTTCTTTCTCGCTTTAATAGCATTTACGATACCTCTTGTATAACCTGCCGCTGCGAACCAAGGGAAAGCTATGTTGTCTGTTAACGCTAAGTTTTTAACAACTTCTGCCGTTGGTGGTAAGTAGATTTGTGTATTATTAACACTATCTCTCGTTAATACCCAAGGGTAGTAAGTTGCAGTATAGTTAGAGTCAATACCACTTTCTTCTAAAATATTTACCGCCTCTTGTGGATAGATTAACGCACTTGGGTCAGGACTTGGAATAAATAAATCACTATCAGCTGTTGTACAAATATATAATGAGTCAGCTCTGTTAAACTCAATCATTTCGATTGCTTCACCAACTAAGTCAGAGTTATTTGAATAATCAATACCCGGAGTAACAAATAAGTTAATATTAACCGCCTCAGGATTTGAGAATGTTTGTTGTCCTAATAAGTATGCGTAGTAATCAGAATTACCATAATCAACACTATTGTTTCCAACAGTAATTTTCTTGAATGCTCCCCATCCTGTAGCCGTTGGATATTGGATATCCGGACAGTATCCATTTAAGAAACCTCTTCTACCTAATTTAAATGTATCTGTATTACTTCTTGATTCTCTGTAGATATCCCACCCATCGAATCCACCTTGTACTAACAATGAGAATTTACGTGAGTATATTCTGTAGTAAGGACTTGATTCACTTGTTGGGTCAGAAGTAAATGTTGTATCACCAACGTAATATGCCGGAGTTCCACTTGTAGTAAATGCGTTTGATATTGTAATACCACTCGCATTTTTATCCATATGAAAACCTTTTGTTAATGTTATCCATTCAGCAGCATCACTATCAATACATAAGTTTAATGGTTTTTGTTTACCTTTATATTGGAAGAAATCAACATCATATCCGGCACCGTTTCCTGTAGAAATTCCTAAATAAGTTCTACGAACATTATCACCCGGACTTAACGTAGCATCATTACCACCTGAACTTAATCCAAATGGGGGGTCAAATACCACTTCACCAGGAAAATCATATTTAGTTTTATATATTGGGAATGGTGCTCTTGATGAACCATATTGTCTGAATTTAAACCCTTGGAATCCACAAGGTAACGTATCAATAGGTGAGTCTTCATTCATCTCAACCATAATATATTTTGAATTTAACTCATACTCACCATCAGTTGTACCTATTTTCTTAGCAACAAATGAATTATCGTTAGGGTTCATAGTACAATTTGTGAATTTCTCAATAACTACCGGATTATTATCTGTATCATAGAAATCTCTAACTAATATATCAAAAGTTAAATTACCAAAAGACATATTTGCTATTGATATCTTAACTTCAGTATTTGCCGCATTACCATCAGATATAGTTGCAAATCTAAATAAATTAAATACCTTGTTACCTCTTACCTCAGAAACAACCCACGGAGAAACCGGTGTTTGATATCTTTCTAAGTAGTAAGCTATTGAACTTGAATCACCACCAGCGGCTCTTGGTAAATCCAATAAATTACAATTTAAACCTCTAATATAACCTTTATTATAACCATAGTTTAATAAAGCTTGAAATCTTTCTTCAACAAATACAGGAACCGTTGTTCTTGGTTTAGCAAAGTTTGAAGAACCAAATACTTTAGGTAAATATTTTGAATCTGATTCACTAAATGATGTTTCAAAGAAGAATGTGTTACCTTCATAATCAGTTACATTAAGACCAAATGTTGAGAATGGGTTTTTAGCAATGTCAGAATACGTTGATGCGGTACAATTAATTGACACATCTGTTGCTCCTGTCACTTCATAAACTGGTCCATCACTATTTGTACCGTAAGTTGCAATACCTCTTGAACGTAGGGTCGCAATAACCATATCATCAAAATCAGTATATGATACCCCTGAATATGTGTAAATCTTACCACTTACAGTTCCACTATAACAAGTAGTCAGTATTCCTATATTATTAGTTCCTGTATTACCTGACGTAGAAGGATTACAAGGATTATTAATAGTCACATTAACCGTCCAATTATTTGTTGTCCCACTATCTTGAGATACTAAAACATATTGTTTAGTTCCTGCTGAGAAATTTTGTGTTGACCCTGAACTTTGTTGTGTTACACCACTAACTTTAACATTCGTAGTACAAGAACTAAACATTACTGTTAACGCTGTTAATCCTGATGTTGGTGTTGTTGAAGGTAATACAACACTAATAGTATTGTTATTATAATTTATACTACCAACAGTGTTTGAAACTGTTGCGGAACTAACTGAGAATGAATAGAAAGACGCACAATTTGATAATGATGATGTTTGTGTTAAATTACTAACAACATTATAGAATGAAAAACCACTATATGTGCCACTATTATTATCAAATAAAGAATAATACCAAGGGTCATTATTTGCGTCCGTGTAATCAGCATTTGTTGAACTAACACTATCAATACCATATACATTATTTTCTGAAGTATACGCACTTAAAGAGTTATAATCAGACCCCGAAATTGTACCGTAGTAGTTAATCGATGTTGCTGATGTACTTGGTGTTGTTATAATATCAAATAATTGAGATTGAATATCATCTAAAAGTCTTGATGTACTACCATTAAATGTTTCGTAAGTATCATTTATTTTATTTATTATTAAAGTAGAAGAAGGTGTACCAGATATTTCAACAGTTCCAATTCCACTATTACAACCTGTAAAAGTAAATGTAAATGGTGTGATGGTATATCCTGTACATACGTTAGCACATAATGCTAAGTCATATGTAAAACCTGAACATTCGAATCCTACAGTTGATTTATCTACGTTCGCGATTGTTCTAAAAGACCAAGATGGTCCTGCGTCATATCCTGACAATCCCAAAATTCTTGTAACAAACAACTGATTAGATTGTTGTAAATAAGATTTTGCGATATACGAAGCTTCATACTTCGGTATTTGTGTATTAATAAATTTTTCAGGTGTTGTACCCCCAAAGAAGTTAGTAAATTCATCAAAATTTCGTATAAAGATAGGTTCGAAAGCTGGACCTCTAAGTGTCTCACCAACAATACCTAATGTGGTAACTCCCACACTCTGTGCTACGAAACTTAAATCAACTTCGGAAGTATATACCCCGGGAGATACGAATACTTTACTGTTTGTTGCCATTAGTTTGTCTTGTTTATAATTTTATTTATATATAAATATTAAAAAAAAATCAAAATACTTTACTTCGTAGCAACTATTTATATTTTAGGGAGATTATTTTCTGCCTTTTTTCTACTTATGGATGAAGACATTAAAAAGATTAAAAATTTAAAGATATCGGTGGAGACACATGAAATTCTTAAAACCTACTGTGAAAAGAGGGGAATAAAGATGTATCGGTTTTTGGAACGATTGATTATTGAAAAATGTAAACCGTCAAAAGATGTTTATGGTGAAGATTAAAGTATCTTATCTATGAATTGAATTGTTGATTCTAATTGGTTATCATCTTTAACAATATCCAATCTTAAAACATCACCGGAATTAATTTGGATTAACTCTAAATCACTACCATAATAGTCGTCATTGATATAAACATCAAATGAATCGACGTTTGTTGTTCCACCAATTTTAATATCAACAATATAACTAAATAATTGTGTTAAAGTAGTGGTACCAACAACAAATAATGCTTGACTACCCGGACCGTCTTCTTCTCTTTTTTTCTTACTACGTCTTGTTGTTGTTTTATCAAATTCAACCACTTGTAAAACTCTTGTGATTGCCGGTGAAACTTCAAACTCATCTTCATCAATTAAGAAACCTAACATTGTGAATTCATAACTTTGAATATAGTATTTTCGTTTTTCAACTTCCATAGCGGATTCATCAGTAATATTACCCATAACAATAGGAATATAATGACCTTTAATAACCGCATAAGCTTGTTTTGACGAAAATTTTTCAAGAATGATTTGATTGAGTTTATTTAATTCCCTCATTCTATTACAAATAATTTTAACAGAATAAGTAATATCTACCGGTACCGGTTGAGGTATTGTATAAACATCCATACCGTTTCGTTGTCCGTCCCAAGTAGGTACTTGAGCATAAAAATATTGTCTTCTATTTGGTATGTTATATAATAACGAAGGGTTTGTTCCAAACTTAACTTCGGGTTGTCTAATTGTTGTTATAAATGGGGGTTCAGCGTTTTTATCTATGTTTTGAAATTCCCAAGTTTCAGTAAATTGAGTCCAATTCTGAGTTGTAACAATAATATCTACCGTTGGAATTGTCTTACCTTCAACAACCACTTTTAATTCATCTTTAACAAAATCTAAAAAACCTCTATCCAAATCAGCGTGCAATAAAGATTTTGGAAGATAAGTTCCGTCTTTATTAATTTTGTCTAACAACTCTTGTCTTCTTGGTAAAAGAGTTTTTGATTCTGTTAGTGGTATGTTTTTTTTTATTTTACTTGGTAATCCCATGTTTTTGTTCTTTAATTATTGGTGTAATTATTAATCTATCAATAATAAGTATTTATTGTTTTGACTGGTAAGTTAAACTTATCTTCAAACCACTTTTTCATAGGTTCCCGCCAATGCTTACCAAACATCGAGTCTAATTTTTCACCGTATTTTTCCAAAACATCTAAAATTGGGGACGCTTCCCTAAATAGGCGACCTGATGGTTCATCACTGTAATAATCTGCCGTGAAATAATAAAAAACAATGTCACTATAGTCCTCTCCGGCCCAATTTCCTTTGTGGAAAATTAAAAAGTCTTCATTATCTTCATCTTCATTATCTTCATCTTCATTTGGTCCGTAAACCCAACCAATATCACTTGTGTCAATAATGTTATCAATATATCTATATATTAAATCAAATACTTTATTTTCTGTTATTAATATTTTCATTATAATCCTCTAAATTCGTTATTTGTTACCGGTGATGCCATAATCGTTCTATAAAACGGTTTGAATCCCCCATAAGTATGTTTGTTATCTGAAGTAACCCTTCCGTCATTATTAACAGTAT